CCTAATTCACCGAAAAGAAAATACTAAGTATAACCTTCTCATGAAGAAGAGACCGCCGTATAACCAGAACTCCATGATTCGTGGAGCTATTCGTAGGACCTTCTCACGTTCTCCAGTAGTTCGTGAAGTCTTAATGGCCGGCCGTCGTGAAGTTCCCAAGTACAACAAAGATGGATCTCTAGCTAAGAAGCCCGCTGTTCAGTATCAATGTGAGGTCTGCAGCACCTGGGTCTCCTCAACTAAAGTCTCTGTGGATCATATAGATCCAGTGATATCTGTAGACGATGGCTTCGTAGACTGGAACCAGTTCGTAGATCGGCTCTTCTGTGATAAGACCAACCTGCAGCGCATCTGCGACGATTGCCACGACAAGAAGACTGCATCTGAAAGATTTGAGAGGATGTATAAGAAGGAACTCTCTGAACTTAATGATATAGGATCTTCGACCAGTATACTAAAGAAGCTTACACCTAAGCGCTTACTCAAATACCCATATCCTAAAGACTTTATTGACCGTGTCCGCCAGATGAGAAAGCGGATTGGATTAAAGGTATAACGATCTCTGAAATCTTTAAAGGAGATACAATGAGCAAAGGTACAAAAGTTTTGAGTGATTCGTTTGTTGAGAATAACGAGGACGTATCTGAAGACGTAGCCGGTTCTCTGATCGTTAAGGCCGAACAGAAGATCCGTGAGATCGAAGATGAGCGCGCTGCCGACGAACGTCTAGCTGCAGCCCGTCAGATCGTTAAAGACTTAAACGGGGCCTACACTGCAACTGTTAAATATGAGCGCGCTAAGATCCAGTTTCTATTAGAAAAGATCGCTGAGATCCAGAGCGGTGACATTAACCCTAGCTCAGGCGCAAACGCCTGATAAAATAGGTCGTATAACTCTGGAGACTTAAATGAGCTTAAAATACGACTATTTCGATGGGGCTACCGGGCTTCTACAACAATGTGATGCAGCTTTTGCAGCTGGTGTTGCTTTCGTTGGAACTGGTGCCGCCGATATTGAATCACTTTCACTGGGCGATCGCGACGGCTCTAACTTAGGTGCTGGTTCCGGTCAACCTGGAACCTATCTGGATATTGCTGGACCATCTGGCGGATTCAGACTTTGGATCTCTGTTGCCGGTGAGGTTGCACCTGCTAGCGCAGGCCGCACTCTCGCAATGGTAACTATCCTGGTTGGCGATACCTCAGCACAAGCTGCTGCGAAGATTGCTGCTGCAATTGCTGCTCTTGGAAACCCTGACTTCTCTGTTCAAGTGATTGGTAACTCTCTTGAGTCCACGACAACTGCCCCTAAAGCAGTTAGCCCGTTGGCTTTGAGTTCTGGTTGGGGAACAGCTTCAGCTTCGGTTGTTCAAGCAGGAGCAAATCCTACTGGTAACTATGCTGAGATCAGCAATGACTTGAAAGACAATGCTGCTTCTGGATTTACTACCTTTACACTCAACTATCCTGCAACGATGAGCTCTGCACTCCTTAGAGGAGCAAATGGTTCAACAAGTAATGCTAAGGTTTGTACTACCAACGGAACACGCTCTAGCATGCCAAACAACTTAATCTTGAAAGCATATCTTGCTGGAATCGCCGACGGCTTAGCTGCACAGAATCTTTATAGCTATGAAGTTACTCCCGCACTGAATATCAGTGATCTTACTGATACCTCGATCGATTTGAATTTTCACTTTCAATCTGCCTAAGACTCCTTTATAAAGTTTGTACTTTGGGGCCAAGTTTAATCGCTTGGCCCTTTTTCTTTTCTGTATAATACGTCCATGATTTCATCGACGGATTCAGTAAATTATCTTTGGCTTGATAGTGAAACAACCGGACTAGACTCAGTAAAGAATGATGTGGTACAGCTTGCCTGTATCGCGGTCATCAACGGAGTAGAGCAACCCCTTACTTTTAACGAGTATTGTCAACCCACAAGCTGGACACATATAGATCCAGGCGCGTTGGCGGTCAACGGTCTTACGTTAGAGCAACTCAAGACATTCCAGAAACCTGAGCAGATGGTGGCCAATCTCATGAACTTCACAAAGAAGTTTGGAGTTAAGTTCACTATTGCAGGATACAACGTTGACTTTGACAGAGGCTTTATCTCCCAGCTCTTTAAGAAGGTAGGTAAGGAATCTGACTTTGCAGAGATCTTTAACTCAGACATTCGAGACGTATTCAAGCGAGTGAAGGCAAACAAGGCTAAGTTTCCTACGGCCAATCTTAAGCTAGCTACGCTTGCCACACATTTTAATATCCCAATCAATGCCCATGACGCTTTGTCAGATATAGCTGCAACAATTAAACTCGACAAGATCGTCGCTGAGATGCTTGGAGACGTTGAGTCTTTCGTGCAGCAGGTTGCAGTCGTAGATACCAACCTAGATCTTCAGGTACCTGCTCAACTTCACTGCCATTCGACCTTCAGCTATACAGACTCTATTCCTCAGATCTCTGAGTGGATCGAGTACTGTGTTAAGAGCGGAACGCCGGCATTCTCTCTAGTTGACCATTCAAGCGCAGTATCTCTATTTGATATGATCCGCATCCCAGATGTCATCAAGAAGATGAACAAGGAAATCAAGGACAACAAGGAGATCGTTAATAAGGTCTATTATAAAGAAGATGGAGTCATAGGTATTCCAGGCGTTGGTCTTCATATATCTCATGAGAACAATCTATTCTATTTGAATGCTTGGGCTATAAGCGATGTTGGATATCGCCACCTGTTGAAGCTATCTTCTTTAGGATGGCTGAACAAGATCAACATCTCTGATGTTGAAACTCCTGTGTTGTCCCTAGATCAAGTGATCCAGATGCAGGACGGTCTGGTGTTTGGTATCCCTGGAGCCAACGGTCCAGTTGCATCCCTGTTGATGGAGAACAAGCAGAAAGAAGCAGAAGAGCTGGTTCTACTGCTAAAATCAACGTTAGATATTCGTCTAGAGCTTGCCTCAATCAATGTGACACGTCACTTTGATGGATCCATCGCTGGGTTCCGTGGATACAGCGTTGAGGGTGGAAACATCCAGGCAGTGATCAATCGCTTCTTCTGGAGCATCGCTCGCAAGCACGATATCAAGATGGTTCCAGTCTCAGATGCACACTTCATCGATCCTAACGATAAGATCATCCAGGACTGTCTATCTAAGAACTCATTTAAAGACGCCCGCTACTTCTCTGAGAGCCGTCATCAGTTGAATGTACATGAGATGTATGCAGTGATCAAGTCCCACATTGGGGATGAGTTTACTGAAGGCGTCTGGAGATACCTGGTACAGAACACATACGACATCATGAACCTGGCCAAAGATATCAAGATTAAGTTTGAGTATCACTTACCAAAGATCTATATTCCTGACGACGTTAAGGCTATGACTGATGACTATCAGAAGCAGACCTACTATCTAGTGATGAAGAAGATCAAGGAGCATGGTCGCTGGGATGACAGTCCTGAGTACAAAGATCGCTTTAAGAAAGAGATCGATGTCATCATGAAGAACAAGACCTTGAACTTCTTACCGTACTTCTTAGTGTACGAAGATGTAGCAGCATTCGCTCGCAGCGCTGGGTTCTTGCAGAACATCGCACGGGGATCTGCTGGTGGTTCGCTATTGAGCTACTATCTTAAGATCATCCATGTGGATCCGGTCCAACACGGTCTTCCGTTCGAGCGCTTTCTCTCGCATGCTCGTATTAATGCTGGATCATTCCCAGATATCGACTTAGATATCTCTGACGTTGCACGTCCTATCGTGATGAAGTATCTGCAAGAGAAGTACGGTCTTGGGTTCGCCCAGATTGCTACATTCTCTCGCATGAAGACAAAGAATGCGATCAAAGACTCCATGTGGGCACTTTACGGCCGTAACCGTAAGGACCCAGAAATCTCTGCCATCTGTGACAGCATCGAGGATTCACCTCAGGGTGTCGACGAGTGGGACTTCCTCTATGGTTACACAGACCAAGAAGATGTGGAGCACTTAGGTGAAGTACAGAAGAATAAGATGCTTGCGAACTTCTTTGAGCAGAAGCCTGAGATCGAGAAGATGGTTAAGCGTCTTATCGGGTGTATCCGAGGATGGTCTCGTCACGCTTCAGCTTTCGTTATCTCGACCATAGATCTCTCTGGCGACCGTGTTCCAACTATGATGATGGACGATAAGAACTTAGGTTCTATCTTGGTCACACAGTACGACGCCAACATGGTGGAGAAGTCTGGTCTTGTAAAAGCAGATATCTTGGGGATCAAGACCCTAGCTGTTACCTCAGATTGTATAGCGCTCGTAAAGAAGAACTACGGCGTAGATCTGCTCGAAGAGATCAAAGGCGTCCCTTATATCTATCGACTTCCTGAGGATGACGGTGTATTCGGTGACTTCTACAACAAGGACACAGACTCGTCGTTCCAGTTTAACACCGAGTTGATTAAGGGCTTTGCCCAGGAGTTCTGCCCACTGAAGAAGGTGGACTTGCACGCGATGACTGCCCTGTGTCGTCCAGGAGCCCTAGATGCGCCACTCTACGACAGTACGGCAGCGCAGTTCTACATGGACGTACGTAACGGCAAACAGACCATTAAGTACCTGCATAATGATCTCGAGCGGATTCTTAAGGATTCT